ACGGGGTTTTTAAAACAAGTGACGTAACGTAACATATTGACACAGGCCTAAATATGTGTAAAACTGCGTAGCAGTAGCACCCTAAGTTAAACTTTAAGTTAAAACAAAAGAATATAGACTATAAATACAGTAACTATAGAATATTGGACTTAGGATAGTTAAACTTAAAGTTAAACTTAACAAATATTAACTATTATATAAATTAACTATTGACAAGTAGTTATAAATAGTATACTCTTACTACAGTAACTACAATAAGTATAACTATAAAGTTACTACTAGCGTGTTATAGGGTAGAATTACGTATATGTAGTGTCGCCTCATCCCTGTATCTCCCTCCATCACTACCGTGTATGTACATATACTCTGTAACACGCACTTTTTTATAAATAAAACTTGACAATGCGTAAAAAACCTGTACAACTATATGCAAGCGAAACTGTTATAGAAGACTTTTATAGTGCTATAGCAGACAATAACCCTCGTGCTTTACAAAAAGTACACATACCTAAGTCAGATGTGTTCTATGTCCGTGAGGCTTTGTACCAACACACTGGAGAGTGGTACACTTTAGATCACGTAGAGAGAGCTATGTACTTAGAAGGGCATTTATCTGCCTATGAAGTGTTAGACCCTGAGAGAGAACGTGAGTATGGCTAAGAAACCCGACCCAAGGTTAAAACGTGCAGGTGTATCTGGGTACAATAAACCCAAGCGTACCCCCGGTCACTCCACAAAGTCGCACATTGTAGTTGCCAAGCAAGGCGATAAGGTTAAGACTATCCGTTATGGGCAGCAGGGTGTAAAGACGAACCAGACAGCCGGGCAGCGTGAGGCATTTAAGTCACGCCACGCTAAGAACATAGCGAAGGGTCCGATGAGTGCAGCTTACTGGGCGAACAAAAGTAAGTGGTCCCCAAGTAAAACGAAGTCACCTAGTAAGAAATGGGTAAAGGGGTCTTGATATAGTTGAGTAATGTAGCGGTTATGCGGCGTAAGAAGCTGCCTAAGCGCAAACGCCCTATACAGAAGTTAAAGAAGCAGAGATACCTTCAGAAGAAGGCCAAGATGCTTAACTATACGACAAGAGTGGTAGTTTAATATGGCAGCTAAAAAGAAAAGTACAGTAAATAAAGCAGGTAACTACACTAAGCCTACCATGCGTAAGGGTTTGTTCAACAATATTAAGGCTGGCGGTAAGGGTGGTAAGCCCGGTCAGTGGTCAGCTAGAAAAGCCCAGATGTTAGCTAAGCAGTACAAAGCAAAAGGGGGAGGATACAAATGATAAGGTATTTAAAAAGACTATGGTGCGCTATAACTAATCGTAAATGCACTCCACAGTGTGAGTGTTGCTAGTTGGCACTTGCTAAATCACAGAAGAGCCTAAAGTCGTGGACTAAACAGAAGTGGCGTACTAAGAGTGGCAAGCCTAGTGCTAAAACTGGTGAGCGGTATTTACCTGCTAAGGCTATTAAGTCTCTTAGCGATTCTGAGTATGCCGCTACAACCAGAGCTAAACGAAAAGGCACTAAGGCAGGTAAGCAGTTTGTGGCTCAACCTAAAAAGATTGCAAAGAAAACCAGAGCCTACAGGAAAGTAAAGTAGTATGTGGAACATTATTAGTTCAGCCCATACTTTAGCAAGCCTCTTGTGGGGCTTTTTTGGTTGGTTAAAGAAGGTGAACTGGAAGACTGCACCTAAGGATTTTTCTAATTGGTTACGTAAGAATATGAAGTGGGTTATTGCCTTTATTGTATTCTTAGCCTTTGTTGAGTGGATACTTACGATATGAATGTTAGCTTAGGACTAATGGATCACTTTCCTTTACCAGCTATGCCTTTTGACACGCATAAGAATGTTATATTTGAGTCAGGCAAGAGCGACACTGTAGAGGCCACACAAAAAGCAGAACATAAGAAGTCGGATAAGTATAGGAATGAAACTGCTTATGCCTATCACCCACAGAACCATAACAGATTTACTACACAAGGACAGCACGTAGACTTTGTGATAGCATAATAAGAGGTAGTTAATGCCCTATCTAACCAGTAGTATTCCATATTTCAAAGCATGGGTGCGAAGAGAGTACACAAAGAACTTAGAAGACTATCATGGACAGTTTTTACACTGTATGGTTATAGGAGTTACAACTCTACCCAACAAGACGCTAAGCTTCCAAGTTATCTTTACAGGCTGCGAGTCAGACGTTTCGGAAGAAGAGCACAACGTTCATGGTGGGGCTATGTGGGCTAGGTTACCCCTTACAGCCCTAGTAGCAGACACACCTTTAGAAGAGTGGCCTGAAGAGCTACCACCGTATCTAGCCCAGCCGTGGGACTGCATGTCACACACACATAGTGTATACAAGCTAGAACGAGCAAGCCCAGCGCCTTGGATAGCAAAAGTTGATGGGGAGTTCTACCCGGCAAAGTACTACTTTACAGTTGACTACACAGACAATGAAGTAGCAGATGATCCTGCACAACATAAACAGTCGCATGTTTTAGAACTGTTAGATGCTGGACCTTACACAGGTAACATGGTTGCGTTACCCAACAATAGAGTGAGAGTAACTCACCCTGCGTGGTTTGAGACAGGCGAAGGTGCTCCTGACTTCAAGCCTAACCAACATACGTATAACTCTAAGGAAGACGTAGGGTATGTATGGGATACGCAACGAGTGTTTAACAATATGTACAGTGAGGATTAAGTACTATGAAAATGAAAAAGAAAGGCTATGCTGCAGGTGGCGCTTTGAAGAAACCTACAGCCAAGCAAGCAGGAGTTAAGAAGCTACCAAAAGATGTACGTAATAAAATGGGTTACATGAAGGATGGTGGTAAAGTTAAGAAAAAAGGTTATGCCAAGGGTGGTATGATGAAGAAAAAAGGTTACGCTCTAGGAGGCGCTACAACGCCTATGGAAGGTGAGCAGAGCCGTTACCGCCCATCAGCTAATCGTGCACCACAAGGCATGATGTCAGCCAGAGGTATGTCTTCTGGTATGGGTATGGCTAAAGGTGGTATGATGAAAAAGAAAGGCTATGCCAAGGGTGGTAAAGTTATGACTTACAACTTAGGTGGTATGGTAAAAGAACAGCGTGACAACCGTAAGAAGAAGAAATAAATAATGGCAGGTATTAACTTTAGGACAGCCAGTAAGTTCGCTGCTGTAACTGGTAACTCTGCTAGTACAGATGGTAGCCCTAATAATGCTACACTATTGTTTACCTGCCCTTCTAGCCATGAGGCTGAGATTGTATTCCTTCAGGTGTCTAACGATCAGACATCTAACTCAAACATAGGCATCCAAGTGTATCATGCAGACACAACTACATACCATACATTTGTTTTGTCTGAGGCTATCACTGGAAGTTCACACACTCAGTTTATTGGCGGTGGCCCTCTGTTCCTACATGAAGGCGATAAGATACTAGTCTATAGGCACACCTCAAGTCACGACTTTAGTGCTACACTATCTGCACGTTTATACTTCACACCTGCAAGACGGGTATGACGAAATAGCATTTCTAATCTAGTCATACATATGTTATAACTATCTCGCACACAATAAAAGGAGATAGTGTAATGAAATGGCTTAACAACATGTTAGAAGGTTACAAGCAAAGACAGCTACGGCGTGTAGCTTACTGGCAACTTCAGAACTTAACAGACAATGATCTAAAAGATATTGGCGTTCATAGATCAGAAATCTACAGGTTAGCATACGGAAAGTAATATGAGCACAAGACAACTTACAGAAAAACAACAGGCTTTCATGGCAGTACTCTTTGAAGAGGCTGGTGGTGATGTAGTTGTCGCTAAACGTTTAGCTGGGTACAGTGATAACACACCATCAACGGTGGTAGTAGAGGCTTTGAAAGATGAGATATTTGAGGCAACTAAGTTATACATGTCTAGGGTTGGTCCTAAGGCTGCAGTGGCATATGCGAGTGCTTTGGACGATCCTACCCAGCTAGGTGTTAAAGAGAAGATGATGGCTGCAGGGCAGATACTAGACCGTGCAGGAGTTGTCAAAACGGAGAGGGTATCCGTAGAATCGACAGGTGGTTTGTTTATTCTACCCCCTAAGAATGCAGATGATACTGAGGCTACGTAAGGAAAGACCTCTTCAGCACGAATACTGGATGCTGCCTAGAGTACCGTACAAGGTAAAGGTATGGTTACGTATCCCACGAATAAGTAAGTACGTTCCGTTTGGTTACGAGATAGACCCTGAAGATGATGGGTGGTTAAACCCTATACCAAAGGAGTTAGAGCTATTAGAGTTAGCTAAGAAACACCTGAAGCAGTACAGCCTACGTCAAGTATCGGCGTGGCTAACTACACAGTCAGGTAGAGATATAACACATGATGGCTTAAAGAAACGTATAGATGTCGAAAGAAAAAGAAAGCACATTACTACAATTAAACGTGAGTACGCCAAGCGGCTCCAAAAAACGTTACACCAGATCGAAGCGCTCGAAAAAAACTACACAGGCCGCTACACCTACGAAGACCAAGAAGATATCAGCAGTAGCTAAGCCCCCTGAGTATGACGTAGAGGAAGCACAGAACATTGTCTTTAGGCCCAACCCCGGACCTCAGACAGAGTACCTAGCTTCAGGTGAACGTGAGGTGCTATATGGTGGCGCTGCAGGTGGTGGTAAGTCCTACGCTACCCTAGCTGACCCTTTACGTAATATGAACAACTCAGACTTCAGTGGTCTGCTTGTACGACACACAACAGAAGAACTTAGGGAACTCATACAGAAAAGCCAAGAGTTATACCCTAAGGCTATACCCGGAATAAAGTGGTCTGAGCGTAAGTCGCAATGGACTACACCAAGAGGCGGCACACTTTGGATGTCGTACTTGGACAGAGACACAGACGTTATGCGCTACCAAGGTCAGGCGTTTAACTACGTAGCCTTTGACGAACTCACTCAGTGGTCCTCCAGTTTTGCGTGGGACTATATGCGATCCAGATTACGTAGTGCAAACAAGGACTTAGGTTTGTACATGCGAGCTACTACTAACCCCGGCGGTGTCGGCCATGCTTGGGTTAAGAAAATGTTCATTGACCCAGCATCGCCTAATACACCTTTCTGGGCAACGGACATAGAGTCTGGTGAGGTGTTGCGCTTCCCTGCAGGGCATAGTAAAGCTGGTCAACCCCTATTCAAGAGAAGGTTTATACCTGCCAGCCTCTTTGATAATCCTTACTTAGCTGATAGTGGCGACTATGAAGCCATGCTTCTGTCACTACCAGAACATCAACGCAAGCAACTACTAGAAGGTAATTGGGATGTTAATGAAGGTGCTGCCTTCCCTGAGTGGAACAGAGCCATACATGTCGTGGACCCTTTTAAAATACCCTCAAGCTGGACTAAGTTTAGAGCTTGCGACTACGGCTACGGAAGTCATACAGGGGTTGTCTGGTTTGCTGTATCACCCAGCGAGCAGCTTGTTGTATACAGAGAGTTATATTGTTCTAAGGTTACAGCTACTGATCTAGCGGATATGGTACTTGAAGCTGAGAGTGGCGATGGTAGTATAAGATACGGTGTGTTAGATAGCTCCCTGTGGCACAAACGAGGTGACACTGGCCCTTCCTTGGCAGAGCAGATGAACGCAAAGGGATGCAGGTGGAGGCCTTCAGACCGTTCACGAGGCTCTAGGGTCGCAGGTAAAAACGAGCTTCACCGCCGTTTGCAGGTTGATGAGTACACAGATGAGCCAAGGTTAGTGTTCTTTTCGACTTGCACGAACTGCGTAGCTCAACTACCTAGTATCCCTTTGGATAAAAGAAATCCAGAAGACGTAGATACTAATGCGGAAGATCACTTGTACGATGCTATTAGGTATGGTATAATGACAAGACCTAGAAGTTCTCTATGGGACTTCAACCCAGTTTCACATAATGCAGGATTTCAGGCTGCAGACTCAACCTTTGGATACTAAGTAACATGGCAGAAGAAGATAATGTAAACGAACAAGGTGAACTGTTTGAAACAGATGACGTGTCTGTTATTCAAGACGGTGATGACTTAGATGTACCTAGTGTAGTGTCTTACGTTGAGTCACGGTTTAGCCGTGCAGAAGATGCACGATACGCAGATGAGAACCGATGGCTACGTGCTTACCGAAACTACAGAGGTTTGTATGGCGGTGATGTACAGTTTACTGAGGCTGAGAAGTCTCGTATCTTTGTTAAGGTTACAAAGACAAAGACCCTCGCAGCTTACGGTCAGATCGTAGATGTTCTATTTGGTAATGCTCGTTTCCCTCTAACGGTAAACCCTACAACGTTACCTGAGGGTGTAGCAGAATCTATGCATATCAGCCTGAACCCACAGACTGAGCAAGCTACGGACCCACTGCGTAGTGCTTTTGAACAAGAACCTAAAGTAAAGTTTCTGTTTGACCCTGATGAAAAGCTGAAGCCGGGCGAGACAATGTATGACCGTATGAAACGTATGGGTCCACTACAGAATAAGCTTGAGGCTGTGTCTGACAAAGTTATGGAAGGTCCGGGTACAACTCAAGATACAGTAACATTCCATCCTGCTATGGTCGCAGCTAAGAAGATGGAAAAGAAAATACATGATCAGTTAGAAGAGAGTGGAGCTAATAAACAGCTTCGCCATACGTCTTTTGAGATGGCCTTGTTTGGTACAGGTATTATGAAGGGTCCGTTTGCAATTGACAAAGAGTACCCTAACTGGAATGAAGACGGTGAATACGATCCTACCATCAAAACTGTACCATCCACTAGTCATGTATCTGTGTGGAACTTCTACCCTGATCCTGATGCGTACAACATGGATGAAGCAGAGTACGTAATTGAGCGCCATCGAATGACACGCTCTCAGATGCGTGGCTTGAAGTCTCGTCCTTTCTTTAGAACAGATTCTGTTGAGAAGGCTATCCAGCTTGGTGAGTCCTACGACAAGAAGTATTGGGAACAGGATATGCAGGACGATGACCAGCAATCAGGTTCGCCAGAGCGCTATGAAGTCCTAGAGTTTTGGGGTTACGTTGACACAGATATACTAGAAGAAAACGGTGTACGTATTCCTCGTGAGCTTAAAGATGCAGAGCAAGTAAATGTAAACGTATGGGTTTGTAACAACGAAGTACTACGTCTTGTACTCAATCCTTTCAAGCCTACACGTATTCCGTACTACGCTGTACCCTACGAACTTAACCCTTACTCCTTCTTTGGTGTAGGTATTGCAGAGAACATGGACGATACGCAGACGCTTATGAATGGCTTCATGCGTATGGCGATAGATAATGCTGCCCTGTCAGGTAATCTTATTATAGAAGTTGATGAAACCAATCTTGTACCGGGTCAGGACTTATCTGTGTACCCCGGCAAGATTTTTCGTAGACAGGGGGGTGCTCCGGGTCAAGGCATTTTTGGAACTAAGTTCCCTAATGTAGCCAACGAAAACATGCAACTATTTGATAAGGCAAGGGTATTAGCAGATGAGAGTACGGGATTTCCTTCGTTCGCACATGGACAAACTGGAGTATCAGGAGTGGGAAGGACTGCTTCTGGCATCAGTATGCTTATGTCTGCAGCTAACGGCTCTATACGAAATGTTGTCAAGAACGTAGATGACTATCTTATTGGTCCTATTGGTAAGGCGTTCTTTGCGTTTAATATGCAGTTCGACTTCGACAAGGAAATCAAAGGAGACTTAGAGGTAAAAGCTTCTGGTACAGAGAGCCTGATGGCTAACGAGGTACGCAGTCAACGACTGATGCAGTTCATGGGTGTAGCCTCTAACCCAGCACTCATGCCGTTTGTAAAGTCTGACTATATTATTCGTGAGATTGCTAAGAGTATGGACCTTGACCCTGATAAGGTGACAAACTCTTTGGGTGATGCTGCTATCCAAGCAGAGATACTCAAGAAGTTTACTACACCACCTGAACCCCCAGCAGGTGCAGAGCAAGGTCCACCGCCACCACCTACGCCCGGAGCAGCCCCAGAGCAAGCAGGAGTTGGCGTAGCAGACACCACAGGAGCAGGTGGTGGTAACATTGGTACGGGTACAGTACCTACACCGGGTGAGCAAGGGTTTACTGGTACATGACAATAAAGAAGCTAGTAAACGATAAGCCTCTATGGGATGACTTCTTAGAGGTGCTTGACAGTAAGATTGATGTAGCGCAACGTAGGTTAGAGCAAGAGACATCTATTGAAGGTGTGTATCGTGCTCAGGGTGAGATTGCTGCACTACGCAGATTAACATATTTACGGGATGAAGTAAATGCCTGAGAGAGATTATGGACTAGGTGGCAGAGAGGCCCGTGAAGCTTATACTTCAGCGAAAGCTAGTGTAAAGTCAAAACCTACTGTTAGGCCACGAGCTAGACCAAAAAAGAATGACCCACCCCCTGTCAGGCCAAGGGCTAGGCCTATAGAGGAAGCTGAAACCATATCTGTAAAAGAGAGCGACACAGACGCTTTAGTAGGTATGTGGGATGCAGTTACAGGAAACTTTACTCCTTCAGAAGAAAGCTCCTTAGGTAGAGAAGTAATAAGACAAATAGAAAAAGATGCACCAAAAAGCAGCCCAAGTATAAGTCTTCCTAGTAAACCTGCCTTAAATCTGGGACCAGCTAGTTTAAGTGAAAAAGGCATATCCCTTGATTGGGCTAATGTATTTGAAAGTTTATTAAAAGACAAACTCCCAAATAATGTAAGAGTAAATAAACTAAAGTCTTCTTGGGATGGTGGAGATACGATAAAACTTTTAGATGCAAATTTTACTTTTGCAGAGGGTGGTAAAGTGAGCGATCAAGCACAAACAGAAATGCAACTCATTATGAACGAGCAGGAAGACCCTGTAAGTGGGAACACTGCTCCTATAGGCGCTAAACCTTCTGAGGTACGTGACGATATTGACGTGCGTGTCAGTGAAGGTGAGTTTATTATTAATGCCCAGACTGTACGGTACTTTGGGGAAGACTTCTTTAATGAGTTACAGAATGCTGCAGCAGAAGGCTTTGATCGTATTAAAGAAGGTGATGAGCTACCCTTCAGAGATGATGAGCTAGAAGTTGAAGAAGAAGAGATGCCACAAGGCTTTGCAGAGGGTGGTGTAGTACCTGAACCTGTTGGGGGTGGCTATGGTCAGTACGGTGGTACTGGCGCTAGGTTCTCTGGCTTTCAAAGTAAACAATACATTAACGATGACACTAAACAAAAGATGGTTGTGTTCTTCTTTAATGGTAGGCCGTTAAGCAGAATACCAAAAGGTTTCCGTGAAATGGGTGAAACTGCTGTGGAAGAGCAGCAAGAGGCAGAGGCTGCACAAGAGGTACGATCACCAGCAGATGATCGAAACGCTATGGCCTTAGAGGAAATACGTGCAAGCTCAACGGATCATGTTGGAAAACCTGTTGAACAGTGGAAAGAAGGGCATTTTCAAAACTACTATGTAGATATTCGAGATGATATAAAAGCAGGTAGAAACCCCTTAGACCTTAGTAAAGGTGAAAAATTAGTCAGTGATCTTTTAGGTGGTGGCTTACTAGGTACGGTTTTAGGAGGCGGTAATAATATCGTTGAACAAATTATTTTAAAAACTAAAAAAGCAAAAGCTGAAAAAGTTTTTAAGCATATATCTGAACTAGAAACAGCCACAGGTAAT